CTCCACCTAGTACTGGGCATAAGCTAAAGGGCATCCCCAAGAAGCCTGAGCATCGTAAGGCGATCTCATTAGCCAAGCGAGGGCAGTATGTATCTGATGAGCATAGGGCGAAGATCTCTGCCTCTATGAAAGGGAATAAGAACTCGCAGGGGCATTCGAGTGATGAGTATAAGGAAAGGCACTCGAAGCGTATGAAGGAAGCATGGGTTGATAGGAAGGCACGTATGGAAGCGTTATGGGATGAGGCTGAGGAATAACTTGCCTTATGGTGACTGGTATAGTATAATAGAACTGTAGTGATTGAATATGAAGAATAGAGTTAAGCACTGGGCTGATGTTTGTAAGGTACACTGGAGAGAGATAGTCTCATTGGCTATTGCTTTGCATTGGATAATGGATCTACTTATTATAGTGCCCATATCCTTGGCAGTTGGTTATTTTACAGGCGTTCATTTCGGGCATCATCATTAAAAGACTTTACATTCATGAGAGTGTATAGTATAATAGTATGAAATAAAGATAAGGTATATTATGGAAGTAAATCTAATTGCGCTCAGTAAGCCAACCGCATACACTGACTGTTTGACTGCTGAACAGCTAGTGGCTTATGCGGCTCGTGTGAGTAATCCCGCTAATCAAAACAATACGGAAACTGCTGGTAAGCTGGTTCGATATCTCATACGTGAGAATCATTGGTCTCCACTGGAGATGGTTCATATGACTATGGAGATCAAGACTACACGTGATATCAGTAGGCAGATACTTCGTCACCGTTCCTTCTCCTTTCAAGAGTTTAGTCAGCGTTATGCTGAGAGTGAAGAGTTCATACATGATCGAGAGGCTCGTATTCAGGATCCTAAGAATCGTCAGAATAGTCATCTGATTGAGAATGTGCGGGAACAGAAAGGGTTTCAAGAGAAGTGGAATATGATTCAGAAGAGCATGCTGGATACTGCTACTCATGCCTATGATATGGCATTGGATATGGGTATTGCGAAGGAGCAAGCGCGAGCCTTATTACCCGAAGGATTGACTGGAACTACTCTTTATATGTCAGGTAGTCTGCGCTCCTGGATCCATTATTGTGATCTGCGTATGGCTAACGGTACTCAGAAAGAGCATATGGATATCGCTAAACGGTGCTGGTCTGTCATTGGTCAGCATTTCCCTGATGTGATAAAAGCTGTTGAAGGAGACTAATATGAAGTTCGAGAAGATGACTCGCAATGAGCTGCGAGACCTATTGTCTGAGAATGTACTGCGCGTGACGTTTGATAAGAAGAATGGCGAGAAGCGTGTGATGACATGTACTCTGAAGAAAGACTATCTACCAGAGGCGAAGGGTAGTAGCAACTATAAAGAGGCGATGACCAGCCTATCAGTATGGGACACCAATGCTAACGGTTGGCGTGCGTTCTGTTTGGATAAGATTCGCGATATAGAGAAGGTATAGTATGCCACTGAACGTGATCGATGATACTCAAAAGGTAAGTCTTGGACCCAGCGACGATGGCACCTATGCCGATGCGAAGGGTGGAACGGAGATGATGGCTGAGCGTATTAATGCTATCATCTCTGCTCATGGACTCGAGGATAAAGTCAACGTAATACATTCAAGAGTTCGTCAGCTGGATGAGTCTAAGAAGAATATCCTACTCTGTCATGACCTATGGAATGACCCTGAGGTATCGCACCTAAGAGATCCTTCGTCACGTGAAAGGTTCGCTAAGATAGCATTCGTCAGTAATCAGCAGTTTCAGACCTATCACATGGGACTGGGGGTGCCGTATTCGCAGTCAGTCGTAATGCGTAATGCCATTGATCCGATTGAGCTGACCGAGGAGAAGCCAACTGATTGCGTTCGCCTTATCTATCATACTACACCTCATCGTGGATTAGAGCTCCTTGTTCCTTGTATGGAGGAGTTAGCTAAGATTTACGGTGATAAGATACACCTTGACGTTTACTCTTCATTTAATGCCTATGGATGGGCTGAGCGTGATAAGCCATATGAAGGATTATTCGAGCGTATTCGCTCACACCCCCAGATGACCTATCATGGTTATCAACCCAATCACATTGTGCGTGAAGCATTAAAGAAGGCGCATATCTTCGCATACCCTAACATCTGGCCAGAGACCTCGTGTATTGCTGCTATCGAGGCAATGAGTGCTGGCTGCGAGGTCGTATGCCCCAACCATGCTGCTCTGTATGAGACTACGGCTGGATTCGCTACTATGTATCAGTTTGATGAGGATGCGAACACTCATGCCAACGTATTCATTAATGAGCTCAATGGATCTATCAATACACGTCTCATGGGCGCATATGTACCTGACCGTATGAACTTCGCTAAGACCTACATTGACAATCTCTACAGCTGGGAGTTAAGAGAGCAACAGTGGGTCAGATTGCTAAAGGGACTATTCGCCTGACGAATGACGACTATAACGTAAATAAATGGTAAAACGCTTTACATCTCTGCTCAGAAGAGTATAATACTTGTATTGAATAAAGAAACGAGAGAGATGATTATGAAGTATGTATTACGTGATAAGCAAACCGACCAAATCGTAGTTGAAGCAGATCGTATGGCTCTGCTGATGGAAATCCGTGTGGAAGAGAATCTTATCTCCTCTACTTACATTGATATGGTTGAGGTGACTGCGTAATGATTATATTTGTTGGTGATTATGTCCGTCCAGTTGGTGAGTCACACTGGCTACGTGTTGAAGAAATTATCTTTGTCGATGCTGACCCTATGAACAATAAGGTTCGTATGTCTGACGGTTGGATCTGTCCTGGCGACGTTGAGTCGCATATTGAGGAATATCGTTCTGAGTCTGAGCATATGGAAGCTCTCGCATGGGAGATCCGTGAGCAAGAAGAACGGTCTGCTCCTACTGCTGATAAGTGGGAAGAGAATTACTATGCTAATGCTGTGGAGGTAAAATAATGAGTCCTTTATATTATGTTCGTTTTACTGATGGTGTGTCTTGGATTGCCCCATTAAAATCTTTTTCACTTCTTCCCCAGTATCTCTGGGATCTAACTGACCATAAGCCATTGTCTGATATGGTAAAGGGAGCTGTTTAAATGAGTAAGTTTTCACGTTTTAACTATGAGTGTCAGGAGATAGCTGAGAACTATCCCTTCTCCTCTGCTGAAGAGATTCGTCAGCTTGTGAAGGAAGAGTTTAAGAAGCGTCCATTGCTGATTAATCAGGCTTATGTAACGGTGCTTTCGCATCAAATGGCAATCAAATTTGATATGGAGAATGTAGCATGAATATAGTATATGGTCTATTAGGTGGGTTCTTTGTTATGGGTTCAGTTGGTGGTCTTGAGCAGGGCACTATGTCTATCGCTGGTTGTTTGTTTTATGCTACGATCGGCTTAGGATTTGCTGCTTATGCCCTTCGTGATCATGTCGATGCGGAGTCATAATTATGTATGAGTTGAAGGTTGAAAATGGTACATACAAGGCAGATACTTGGCTTGGTTTAGGTTGGTTAGTATTTTCTCATCGGCTCTCTCACTTCGTTAAGGGCGAGGGGTTTACTGACTGATGGGACGTGTAATGAGGTTAGCGAATACTGAGGTTGAGGATATACAGATATCCTACACTGATGAGTATTGGTTTGGTGATTTGTTGAAGAAAGGAAATAAGATGATGTTGATTAATAAGGAAACCATTGAGAAGGAACGTAATGCCCGATTACAGGACTACCTTGATTTGGCTCCCTCAAGGGTAGACTCCCCTGAGATAATTCGCTACAAGGGCGAACTGGATAAGCTGACAGCTCTTATTGATGCTAGCGAGGGAAAGGTTGATGACGCTAGTATGAGTGACCTGATAAGGCAACGAATCGTACTGCGTGAGAGGATAGGCGAATGGATATAGAGTGCCCTGAGTGTGAGGGTTCTGGTTACGTCACCTTTGATGTTTTTACTGAAGATGAGTACACCGATGAGTGCGATACCTGTGGTGGTCGCGGATATATTATTGAGTAGAGAGGGTAGTTGAGTGGATATGATTGTTGAGAACGTTGAGTGGTATGATGATATGGGCGAGCGTCACATAGCTTGGGGCGTCAGAGATACTGAAGCGTTCATAGAAGATCTGATTCGTCATGGTGTTAACCCGAAAACCATTGAAGTCTACGAGAAAGACGTTAGCTAGCATATACTTTTTGGTTATATGCATATACTAAATCGGTATAAGAAAGTCCTTTACATCCTTGGTTATATCCCGTATAATACCCGTATTAAATAAAGAAACGAGAGATATATATGACTATGAATGTTTACCAGTTCCTCCTTCCTTATGAGTACACTCCTGAAGAGTTAGATATTCATCGTAATCTGACAGTGTTCGGTTCTGAGCACTGGGACTATGCTTGGTTTAAGCAGTTTAAGAAGGTTGCTGAGGTTGACGCGACCGAGCTTGAAGAAGTGTTTATGATCATGAATCGTTGGACTGATGCTGACGAAGCGAAGGTGACACGTCTTGATCGTTTACATTCGCTGAGCGTTGGTGACATTGTTGAGAAGGATGACCAGTTCTATATGGTCGGTCGTCGTGGTTGGACTTTACTAGCATCTATGGGAGTAGCGTAATGACAAAGTTTAATAAAGAGTTGTTTACTTGGGATGGTATGTACTTAATGTATGAAGGTGAGTATGTTGGTCAGCCTACTATGGACGAGGTTCATCCGAACTGTCATCCTAGCTGGGTTGGTGTTGGTAAGCCAGCGTTTATTGCTCGATTTAAGTATGGTAGTAAGCCATGGAAGTCTTGGGTAAACTTCCTCGTCAAGAACTTTACTGTTGAGGAGTATCTGAATTTAGCAGAGGCGACTAGCCCACTTGAGGCTGTCAGAGTGAAAGGGTGGAAGAAATGATTTTATCTTTAGGTGTAGTAACTAATATGTGCTCACGAGCTGCGGAGATCGCGGTTGGTGAGAAACTCGTGGCCATCGTGCCGAGTAGTAAGAATCCTGGTGGCGCAGCTCGCGTCACCTTTCATCGGATGACTGAGGAGTACTACTCGGTCAGGGAGGTGAAGTAATGGGAGATAGTATTGACCCAGTAATGGCAACTCCCACTGTTGTGAGCAGTTATACTCGTGTCTATCCTGTTGGTGATAGAGTTATCATGAGTACCGTTGAGCATGTAAATGATAGAGGTTCGACGACTGTTGAAGAAGTGAAGTATGTTGGCTATGGAGCTGACGGTAAAATGAATGACAATGCCAGTGGCAAGGTGGATGAAATCGTATGACTATATTTGATATGTTTGATATCATTTCAATTTTAACTCTGTTTCTCTTGGGGTGCTACTTAATAGGTAGATTCTTCAAGTTCTTTTTATTGTTCGGACTCAGTGCCTGTGTAGCATACTCAGTGACTACTTGGTCTTATCAACTCCACTCATTGTTTCTATAAGGTATAATATCATGGCTAAAGAACCTGAAAAGTATGTACGGAAAAAAATTCGCAAGCCCCGAAAGCCCATGACAGCTGAGCAGAAGGCAGCGGCAGTTGAGCGATTGCGATTGGCTCGAGAAAAGAAGGCGAAGGATAATCCCCCGACCTATAAAAACATTCACCCTGATGTGGTGGCTCTTGATCCGGAAGATCCGTTATCAATGCACCGTGTCAAGGAGTGGATAAAAGCCCAGCGTGATATTGCCTCGGAAGAGCGGAAGAATGAGAGGGCGAATGTCAAGGGTGCGGCAGCCAGACGTTGTAGAGCTGAAGGGTATGCTCGCTCGATGCAGAGATACCTTGAGGATAGCGTATGGACTGATGGCTTCTATGGTGAGAAAGCAAGTCTCCCTATGAACCGTGTATGTACAACGCTCGCCTATAATAAGGATGGTACTCCGAAGCGAACTTGGGGTGTTTACTATCCTGACCTTGGTTATGTATGGGGCGTATCTGAAGAGCGTGGCGGTAAGCCAGCTGATATGCCTGAACCTGAATCTTCATTAGAGGACTTCCTATGAGTAAGGTATTAGATATCACTGGTCGCTTATTAGAAAAGCGTATGGATGCGGCAGCCGAGAAAGCTGGTGGTGCTGATTATGTGAAGGGAATGCAGGATGAGCATGAGGAATATCAAAAAGAGACCGAGGAGATAGTGAACGGTTGGATTAATAATCTCCTTGATGAAATGGAAGAGCTGGATGTGGCAGATGAGAGTGCGGAGTTTAGTCGAGACTTCATCTTTGCTACTGAAGCGATTCGCTCTTTAGTATATCGTACTCGTGGGCATACTCACTTTATTCAGGATGTAGCTGATACGATGATTGATGTGAGTTATGATGAAGACACTGATATGATTGAAGGTGTTTGGAATTTTGAGAATCCACCTGAGACTGAGGAAGATGATGATGAATAAGAATGCCATAATTGATAAGATAAAAGATCTTGGGTTTGTACCAGCCAAGGTTGATGGTGAAGTTTTGAGGGATGATATTGTCATCAATAAGGAAGGTAAGATATTCAAGATTCAAGAGATGCGCCCGACCGTACCTAAGAATTCCCCGTATCATAAAATTAACATATTGAAATCATCTGGTGAGAAGATGAATCTTTCGATGCATAAGATTGTAATGCACACCTTTATTGGTTCACCTACTCATTGGTTGAACAGTCAAAAGCCTGAAGGTGTGCCAAAGAAAGATTGGGATAACATGTCTGAGGTGGGTAAGGCTGCGATTAGAAAACTGTTAGGTGAGAATGCAGTACAGATAGACCATAAGACACCAGTGTCTAAAGGTGGTGGGTATGCGTTATCTAATCTCCAATATATGTTATCTTCCAATAATAGGAAGAAGGGTAGCAGTTGACATTTCACCGTTTGTAATATATAATAATAGTACAAACAAATATTGAGCATTTTAAAATGATACTCTTAGATTTAAATCAAGTAATGATCTCTAATATGATGAAACAGTTAGGGATATCTGGGCAAGCGTTTGATGAAAGTTTAGTTCGTCATATGATACTGAATAGTATACGCTCGTATAAGTCAAAGTTCGGTGCGGAGTATGGTGAGTTGATTATCTGCTGTGATGATCGTAACTACTGGCGAAAAGAAATCTTCCCATACTATAAGGCGCATCGCAAGCAAGACCGTGAGAAGTCAGCGATTAACTGGAGTGAAGTATTCACGTCACTGAATCGCATCCGCGATGAGTTGAAAGAGTACTTCCCCTATAAGGTGATTCAGGTGGAGCATGCGGAGGCTGACGATGTCATCGGTGTACTCACTAATCGCTTTGGCGCGTATTTGAATAATGCTACGACTGAGCGAATCCTAGTGCTATCGGGTGATAAAGACTTTGGCCAACTTCAGAAATTCTCCAATGTTGATCAGTATAGTCCTGTTCTAAAAAAATTCATCCGCATCCCTGATGCGAGGAGATTCCTTCGTGAGCATATTATGCGCGGAGATCGTGGGGATGGTATCCCAAATTTTCTTTCGGCTGATAGTTGTATTATGACGAACGAAAGGCAAAAACCACTCGCGACTAAAAAGGTTGATGTCTGGGTGGATAAGGAGCCTGAGGACTTCTGTGATGATAACATGCTACGGAACTATCGTAGGAATGAAGTCTTGGTTGACCTTGATATGGTTCCATCCGAAATCGTTTCTAAGATTAATGCGGCATATGACAACTATATGCCAGCGAAGAAGCGTGGTCTCTTGAATTACTTTATCAAGTTTAAACTGAAGAATCTAGTTGAGCATATTGGAGAGTTCTAATGTATCATATATTGTTTGCTGGAGAGATATTGGGTGCTTATGCTGATTTAAAAGAAGCATTGGCTGCGATGGAAGAGTTCACTACAGTTGGCGGTTATGACTCAGTCATTATCGAGAAGGTGTCGTGATGTGGTGGATGTGGGCGTTCATATTAATCGGTGTCCCTCTTTGTATTTTGGCAGTTGCTTTATTCAATCAGGAGAAGGATGATGAGTAAGAAATATATTCACGTGAATCAACATAAGATTCGTGCCAACTTGAAGCACGGTACGGATGAACCTGTTATCACTGTTAAAGAAGGCAAAAGTAATAAATACTGCCATAGTGTGGAGATTCTTGGACCTAGTGTTGTGAGATACTCTGAAACTGACAAGCCCATTTTAGCGTGTGGTGCGCGAGTGGTAATAGAAACTGAATCAGAAGTGTTGACACATCTTCGTGAGGAATTAGTAGTATGAGTAGCAAAAAGTATAACACCTTTCATGAGATCTTTGATAGGATTGATAAAGCCAGAACCAAGAAAGAGAAGATAGCGGTTCTACATGAGTATAGCAGTCCTGCCCTTAAAACAGTTCTTGGCTACACTTATGATCCTGGAGTTAAATGGTTGCTACCAGAAACGAATCCTCCTTATACTCCGCTGCCAGCGAATGCTGATCAAGAAGCGAGACTGGTATCTGAGTTGAAGAAGATGTATCTCTTTGTGGCTGGTCCAACTGAGACGCAAAGAAATCTAAAGCAGACGAAGCGCGAGATGCTGTTTATCGAACTGCTTGAGGTAATTGATCCTAGGGACGCTCTTGTTGTTCTTGGGATGAAGAATGGTAAACTACCATACAAGGGTTTGACACGCAAGCTAGTCGCCGAAGCATTCCCGAACATGTCAGCTAACTGGTGAAAGGAAGATCGCTCCTTATGGGCAATAAAATTAAAAAGCGTTTTAAGCAGTACACTGAAGAAAATGAAGACTTTGGTTCTAAGAAAAGATTGAAGAAAGAGTCTCGGCACAATTACAAGGTTGCGCTCGAGCAGTCTGTTGATAATGAAGATTGGGATAGTATAGATAATGACAACGAACATAGCATTCATAATAGGTAATGGTCCAAGTCGACAACCTGTAAAATTAAATGACTTGAGCAAAGTAGGAAAGACCTTTGGGTGTAATGCCCTTTACAGGGATTTCCCCGCTCTAGATTATTTGGTTGCTATTGACGAGGGCATGTCTGAAGAGATCGTTAACTCTGACTGCGCTTCTACAATAATTATACCTCCTTATGATGAGCAGTTCGAGATGGCAGAGTATAATCCTCTACAGCGTCGACGTTCTAATGCTGGTATGAATGCTATGATTGAAGCGATTCGTCGCGATCATAATCTACTTTACTGTCTTGGGTTTGACTTCATTCTAGAGGGTTCGGCATCTGTTGATAATGTCTACAAGAATACTCAGAACTATGGTCCAGAAACTCATGCTCATGAGAGCGATAACTTCTATCGAGTCAAATACTTTGAGTGGTTTGCTAATCACTACTCCGATACTAATTTCGTGATGGTCATACCAGATGGCACCGCTACAAAAAAGATAGATGCTCAGAACGTGACAGGTATGTCATTGTCTGTTTTCAATAAAAACCTTTACGACTAAATAATGCTATGCCTGCTAGAAAATTAAACGAAGATCAAGAATTCACTATCCCGCTCAAGAACCTTATATGGTTGATATCAGCCACAGCTATAGGTGTTTGGCTGTACTTTGGCACCATCGAAAGATTAACAATGCTTGAAAGCAATCAGGAAAGGTTGACAGCATACAGCGAACAGTCGAGAGAATGGATTCAAAACTTTGAGCCACCTCCAGAAGTAAGAGAGACTGTAGACAGAGTTCGCGAACTTGAACTCAAACTCATAGAACTACAAACAAGAATACAATATCAAGAGGATAGCAAATGAGCATAGAATGGATTATTATTTTCACAGGCTTTATTGCCGCTTGTACATACTTCTCATATGTAGCTGGATTCCATAGTGGAACAGACGAGGCGGTCGATTCTGTCCTCAATACCTTGGCTTCGGCTAAACTCATAGCAATTGACGATGACGGGAATATCTCCCCCGCCAAAAAATAATTTAAAAAAACGCTTTACATCACCTTCCCAATATAGTATAATACCTCTTTATATTATGGAGTTCTGATATGGCCAGGAGAAGAATGCATATTTCTAACCGAAAGGCTCAAGCCCAGAGGAGAGAAGTTATCTTCATGCAGAAAGAGAGGCAAAAGCAGAGGGAGCTTGCCGAGCGAGGTCTGTTCTCTAATGTCGCTAGCAGTAGACCCAACAATCCCATCGAGTTCAAGGCATATGTATCTGATCCCGGATACCGTCGAGAAACTCAACACTACCCATCAAATAACGACATAGGAGGCTCGACAGCAGCACCTGAGCGATTCTATGCGAACAGCTCTAGCATAACCATAGGGCAAGCCTACAATAAAGGCAACCTTGTAGTATTAACTAATGATGAATCGAGAGATCCCAGCACTGGGAAGAGGAGATAAACATGAGTATAGCACAAGAGTTTGATTTGTTTGTTAAGAAGTATTGGGTGGACGCTAATGAAGAGCGTGATGCGTATGGTCAATCCTATGTCAAATTTGAAGAATATAAGGATCAAAATGAGGATTGGCTTCTGGATCAGTGGCACCGTCATAAGTTTGGCGAATAGTCGGTATAAGTTAAATAAATGGCTAAACGCTTTACATCTCTGTATTATGAGAGTATAATACCCGTATTAAATAACTAATGAGATATATGACTATGACTGATTTTAATGCTGCTGTTGATACTCTACTGACTAATATCGCTGAAGACTATCGTAACTTTCTAGCTCGTTCTGAGTATGGTGATCCGGATCGTGGTGATAAGTTCGCCGAAGAGCTGACCTTGAATCCTGGTCGCAAGTATCTGAAGATCACTAATGAAGAAGTGAGTGATGATGGTGAGCGCACCAGTTCTCGAGTATGGGGATTCGTTCAGCTTGAAGATGATAATAAGTTTAAGAAGGGTGATATCCTTATGGCTGCTGGCTACAATGCTCCAGCTCGTAACAAACCTCGTGGTAATATCTTTGATGATGATTACACGGTTTGTTGGACTGGTCCAAACTATCTATAAGGAGAATGTTGTGGAAGCGTTGAAAGAAATTACGGATTGGGGGGATAACACCCCCAACCATACTTATGTCCTGAACGAAAAGGGCGAGATGGTTGCTTATATGAAACAGGGAACTGATGTATTGATCGAGATGAAGACTCCGATGAAGCGGTTCTCTAAAACTGGTAGAAAATTTAAAAAGGTAATTATATGAACGGTAAGTTGTTTTTTGATGATGAGTTTGACGTTGAGTTTATCAATATGCCTATCTGGGATCAGTTAGGTAAAATTCAAGATTCTGAATCTGCTCGTGAGGTTGTGAAGCCAGGAAAGTTCAAGGCTGTAAACACAGTACAAACTGATGATGGCGCGACGATCACGGTTACTCCCGACGAGTGTCAGAAAATTAAGGATGTCTTGCTACAGTTGCGCACGCCTTACAGATCTAATGTTTTGAAGACTCTTCAGACTTCTAAGGGTATGAAGAATATGTTGAGGTTGATACGTTGATTAACGAGATTATGGATTGGATCGTCGCAATCGGTTGCACGGTTATTATCTTTCATCTCTACTTGGTAATAATAAAGAACGCTACTAAAGGGAAAGATGATGACTAGTTGGCATGGCGGCAAGGGTTCAAAGAATCGAACTAAAGATCAGAAAAAGTATTCTGATAATTGGGATAACATATTCGGCAAGAATCCAGTGAAGAAAAATATGGATCAGCTTCATAAGCCAGATACGCATCAGGATAAGAAGAAGGAGCAGAAAAAAACTGCTTGCCGAAAACGCGAACCTTGGTGGGATAGACCGTGAATATTTTTGTTTTGAATGAAAGTCCTATCGTATCTGCGCAAGAGCAGTGCGATAAGCACGTTGTGAAAATGATTGTCGAGTCTGCGCAGATGTTATCTACTGCTCATCGGATGCTTGATGGGGTTGAGGGTAGGCGAAGATCTAAGTCGGGTAAGACCATGAGCAAGTACTGGGAACTTCCTGATTCTAGGGAAAGCGTATTATACAAAGCAGTACATATGGCGCACCCATGTACAATCTGGACTATGGAATCTAGAGCGAACTATGTTTGGCATTATGCGCACTTCATTGCATTGTGTGACGAGTATCAGTACAGGTACGGTAAGAAGCATGCTAGTGATACTCTGCTCAGCGACGTTCTCGTGGAAATACCTAACAACATTCCTTTAGGAAAACTCACCCCATTTAAGTTGGCTATGGGTAGTAACCCTGAATGTATGTCTAGCGATCCTGTTGAATCGTATCGGAAGTTCTATCAAACCAAGCAAGAAAGGTTTAAAATGGTTTGGTCTAAGAGACCTGTTCCGTCTTGGTTCAAGAAAAAGGCAGTATAAATAGAGTATTATTGGAGATGATATGCCCCTATACGATTTTGAAAATAACGAAACAGGAGAGAGATTTACTTTGCTCCTTTCCATTTCTAAAAAAGAAAAGTTCCTAGAATTGAACCCAGAAGTGAAGCAGGTTATATTGGGAGCACCATCCCTAGTATCAGGAACTGGTCACCTAGCAAAATTAGACGATGGCTGGAAAGAAAACCTTTCCCGCATCGCAGAAGCACACCCAGGATCCGCACTCGCGGACAAACAAGGTGGACGGTCTACAAAGGCTGTCAAAGTTCAAGACCTCGCAAAGAAACATGGTTTGCGAAAGAAGGGACAATATAATATGGATCTTTAACCCATAACTAAGGAGACGATATGTCATCCACTTTTGCGCATGTAGAACAAAACATTTCTGAGATAGATTACTACATTGATAGAAGGCAAAAGAAGAAAGAAAGAAAGGCTAGTGCTAGAAATAGACAACAATCTGGTCTGACATTAAGGGAAATAGCACCATTAACTGATACACAAAGAGAGGTATTCAAAGCATACAACAGCGGTTATAATGCTGTTCTCCACGGTTGCGCAGGAACAGGTAAGACATTCTTATCATCTTATCTAGCAATACGCGACATCATGAGTAAGGTAGACCAAAAGCAACAACTGATAATTGTACGAAGCGTTGTACCTTCTCGAGACATGGGGTTCCTCCCAGGATCTATTACCGAAAAGGCAAAGATTTATGAGGAACCATACCGAGCAATCTTCACCGACTTATTCGGCAGAGGTGACGCTTATGAAGTTCTCAAACAAAAGCAAAAGGTTGTATTCACAACCACGTCATTCGTTCGGGGTCAGACTTGGGATGATGCCATCGTCATTGTCGATGAGTTTCAGAATCTAAGCTGGCAAGAACTCAACACAGTAATTACTCGCGTGGGCGAAAACTCCAGAATAATTTTTTCGGGTGACGGAAAGCAAGACGACTTGACTAGCGAAAGGTATAGCACCGAATCAGGTGCTGCCAAGTTTATTAGCGTTCTGAGTAAGATGGACAGTTTCGCTTCTATAGACTTCGGTCCAGATGATATTGTCAGGTCTGACTTTGTTAGGGAATATATTCAAACTTGTTACAACATGGGAATCTACGGAGGATAACTTTACTTTCTACTGATGTTATAGTATAATTGGTGTATTGATAAGGATTTATATTATGTTTGAGCACAAGAAAATGTTGTTCGAGGAATTGAACACTGAGACTATTAAGGGTGGTCGTTATTACATTACTCCGAATGGTGCTTATCCTAGCATCACTACGGTTCTCGGTGTTCTATCAAAACAGGGAATAGCTGAGTGGAGGGCACGAGTTGGTGAGGAAGAAGCCAATCGTATCTCCACTCAAGCTGCTCGTCGAGGAACCAATG